TGCTTCGGAAGCTGGAACAGTGAATAATAATTTATTTGTTGGCTCGACCGCTGAGTTACAGCAGGTGTTGAGGGACATGAAAAATGAACCAAGCGATTGAGAAAGGCTATATGAAAAATGAACCAAGCGATTGAGAAAGGCTATAACGGTAACGCAAATTTAAAAAGGAAAGGCACACCTATAGAATTCGACCAAACGATGGTCAAAGAATTTTTAAAATGCGCTGCAGATCCTATTTATTTTGCCGAGAAGTATATTCAAATTGTTCATGTAGATCATGGATTGATTCCCATCAGATTATATGACTACCAGAAAGAAATCGTAGAAAAGATTACAAATAATAGACGGGTAACTGTTGTAACGTCAAGACAGGCAGGTAAAACGACAACTGCCGTTGCTGTTATATTACATTACGTGCTATTTAACGAGCATAAAACATCTGCTTTGCTTGCTAACAAAGGTGATGCTGCTCGAGAGATATTAGATAGAATTAAAATTGCTTATGAGGCCCTACCAAAGTGGATGCAACAAGGTGTTGTAGAGTGGAACAAAGGGAGTGTTGAATTTGAAAACGGTTGTAAAATCATTGCTGCTGCTACTAGCAGTAGCGCTATTCGTGGTAAGTCTATCAGCTTACTCTATATCGATGAGACAGCTTTTGTCGAAAACTGGGATGAATTTTTTGCCTCCGTGTTTCCCACAATCTCATCTGGTAAAACAACAAAGATGCTATTCACCTCAACCCCCAACGGGTTAAATCATTTCTATAAGACATGTGAAGGTGCAAAGCAAGGAACAAACGGATTTGAGTTTGTCGAAGTATCATGGCAACGTGTCCCAGGTCGAGACGAACAATGGAAACACGACACGCTTGGTTCAATGGATTTTGACCAACAAAAATTCTCACAAGAGTTTGAATGTGCTTTCTTAGGTTCATCAGGCACATTAATTGAAGGGACTAAGCTAAAACATTTAGTCACACGTATCGCTATACAAGAGCAAGGAGGTATTCGTGTATACGAAGCGCCTAAAGCTGACAGAGTATATTGTATGGTTGTAGACGTGTCAAGAGGAAAAGGATTAGATTACTCTGCGTTTCAGGTTGTAGATATAACATCTATGCCCTATAAACAGGTAGCAACGTTCCGTGACAACACGGTTACACCTATCGACTACGCAGAAATCATATATAGAGTAGTAAAGAGTTATAATGAATGTTATGTTTTAATCGAAACAAACGACATAGGCGAGCAAGTATCCGACTTGCTTCATTATGACTATGAAGTAGAGACCTTATTGTACACCGAAAATGCAGGAAGATCCGGGAAAAGAATTTCTTCGGGCTTTGGTCGTAACGTTGACAAAGGCGTTAGGACTACGAAGTCCGTAAAAGCGGTCGGTTGCAATATGTTAAAAATGTTGGTCGAACAAGATCAACTAATAATATGTGACTTTGATACGATTAATGAATTGTCTACGTTCTCTCGTAGAGGAAATTCGTATGAGGCAGAATCAGGAGCACATGATGATACGGTTATGTGTCTAGTATTGTTTTCGTGGTTAACAGATCAGGCGTTCTTTAAAGAATTGACCGACATTAACACAATGCACAGACTAAAACAACGTAACGATGAGGAATTAATGGAAAATTTACTCCCTGTTGGGTTTAACAACCTTGAAGATGAAGAGCCGCCTGCAGAAACCTGGTTCAATTACTAAATCGTCTATTTTATAAATAATAGGATACAAATACTTTGATTAAGTAGAACAACTTATATTAACAAGGAGAAATGAGATGGCTTTTCAACTAAGTCCAGGCATTAACATCAGCGAAATTGATCTGACTACCGTTGTGCCTGCAGTGGGTACCACAGAAGGGGCTTTTGTCGGCTCGTTCCGTTGGGGCCCAGTCAACGAAAGAATTCTTGTAAGCTCGGAAGTAGAATTAGTACAAAGGTTTGGGAAACCCCACACTGAAGTCGCTAACAATACTGTCAGCTTTACAAATCACGAATCTTTCTTTACTGCAGCCAATTTCTTGTCATATAGTGATGCGCTATATGTTACACGTGTAGTAGATTCAACAGCGGCAACAGCTGCTGGTACAGCATTTAAAGCAAAATATCCAGGAGCGTTAGGTAACAGCATTGATGTTGGTTACGTTGATGCGACTGACTTTGCTCCAGCATCGGGTCTAAATGGCGTTACAGCCAGTTTGACTCCTAGTAGCACAACAGGTGCGCTTGTATTCGTTACAACAGCAAATACAGGCTCAACAGCAGTTGAAGAATCTGTTGCAGGAGGCGATGTTCTTATCGCTGACGGGCAAGAGTTTTTAATCACTGCAATCGGTGCTACAACAGTAGCACAAGAAGACATTGATGACGATGGTGATGATAATACGCCATTGATTACTCAATACACATATACGATTCCGCTAACTTTGCAGAACAAGTATATCGGTGTAGCGAACTTTAATGGTAACTATTCTATTCAACCAGGTGCAGCAAGACAGTTTGACTCTGCTCCAGCAGCAGGCAATGTTCACGTAGTCGTAGCCGATAGAAATGGCTTGATTACAGGAACAAAAGGTGCAATTCTAGAATCTTATCAGGACGTATCGTTCACACAAGGTTCTAAGAAATTTGACGGCTCAAGCAATCACCTAGCAACAATCCTAGAAAATGGTTCAAACTATATTCTAGTGAATGGCGTTGACTCATTATCAGGTAATGGTGTTGAGGAGCTGGCAGGTGGTACTGACGGTGTAACTGAAACATCGACTGACCTACTTGGCGAAATCGCATTGGGTTGGGACCTATATAAAAACGCAGAAGACGTAGATATTTCTTTACTTCTAACAGGTACAGCAAACGCAACTATAGCAAACTATGTAATGGATAACGTTGCAGAGTATAGAAAAGATTGTGTTGCCTTTGTATCGCCTAGATTGACTGATGCAACAGCGCAAGCAATCGTAGATTACGCTGATACTTTATCAGGAAGTTCATATTCCGTCATGGACACAGGGTATAAATATCAATATGACAAATACAACGATGTATATCGTTGGGTGCCTCTAAACGGTGACGTTGCCGGTACATGTGCAAGAACTGACGATGAAAGAGATCCTTGGTTCTCACCTGCTGGTTACAATAGAGGTCAACTTAAAAATGTTATTAAATTGAAGTTAAACCCGAACAAAACAGAACGTGATCTATTATACAAGAACAACGTCAACCCAATCATTATCGAGCCTGGTCAAGGTGCGATTCTATTCGGTGACAAGACAATGCAAAGATTGCCTAGTGCGTTTGACCGCATTAACGTCCGCAGATTGTTTATTGTTCTAGAAAAAGCCGTTGGCATTGCTTCTAGATCTACACTATTCGAGTTCAATGACGAGTTCACAAGAGCTCAGTTCACTAACTTGATTGAACCGTTCTTACGTGATGTTCAAGGGCGTAGAGGAATCTACGACTTTAAGGTTGTTTGTGATACATCAAACAATACAGGTGAAGTTATTGACCGTAACGAATTTATTGGCGACATTTATATCAAGCCAGCACGTTCAATCAACTTTATCCAGTTGAACTTCGTAGCGGTACGCACAGGCGTAGAATTTAACGAAATCATAGGTCAAAACTAAAGGAGTAAGCAATGGCTTTTAATATTAATGAGATGAGAAGCCAGCTAACCGCAGGCGGTGCTAAAGCATCTCTTTTCCAGGTACAGATTACAAACCCTGTAAATGGAATCGCAGATCTTAAAACACCGTTTATGGTGCAGGCTACTCAGATCCCAGAATCAACATTAGGGACTATCGAAGTACCTTACTTCGGTCGTAAAATTAAAATCGCCGGTGACAGAACATTCCCACAGTGGACTGTGACTGTTATCAACGATGAGGACTTCTTAGTTCGTAACGCTATGGAATCTTGGAGCTCGGCAATTAACTCGCACCAAGGCAACTTACGTGGTTTCGGAAGCGCAAGTCCTTCTCAGTACAAGGCACAAGCACAAGTAACACAATATAGTAAAACGGGTGTTCCTGTTCGTACTTACCAATTCAATGGAATCTATCCGCAGTCAATTGCGTCTATTCCGTTAGATTGGAACACAACAGACGATATTGAACGCTTCGATGTAACATTTGACTTTGATTGGTGGGATGTTGTTGGCGGTATTACCGGTGATGGCGGAACAGGAGCCTAATAAAATAGAGGGGGCTCTGCCCCTTCTTAATTTAAGGAGTATATAATGGCGATTGAACTTTTTGGTTTTCAAATCCAAAGAAAAGAAGAAGAAAACAAAAACGTAAAATCCTTTGTCGAACCAAACTCTGACGATGGTGCAGTTAATATCTCCGCTACTGGCGGGGCTATGTCTAGCTTTTTGGACCTTGAAGGTACAGCTAGATCAGAAGCTGAACTCGTACAGAAGTATCGTTCTATGATGCAACAGCCTGAGGTTGTAATGGCTGTAGATGATATTATCAATGAATCTATCAACATAACCTACAACGAGAAACCT